GAGAGCTTCCTCCGCCAGAACCCGAGCGACGCCGCGAAGGCGCTCTCGTACCGCTGAACAACGTCTGGGCTCGCTCGGAAGTGATTCCGAGTGAATCCACCGAACCGAAGAGAGAAAGACCAGGATCATGAACACCACCCCGTTCGTCAGCGCACGCGACTACGGCGGCTTCGGGTCGAGCAGCCCCGACGAGATCGCCGCACTCAGGAAGGCCCTCTACGCGGGCCAGGACGTGAACGCCCCCGCGGTCGTTCCCGGCGAGGGCTTCCCGCTCCGCACCGAATCTCTGGAGGCGAGCTTGAAGGTGCTCACCTACGAGATGGACGAGATCAAGCTGTTCAAGACGATCAGCAAGATTCCCGCGACGAACACCGTCGAGGAGTTCAACCGTCTCCTGAGCTACGGCCGCGGCGGCAGCCGACGCTTCAACCTCGGCTGGATGACCGAGGGCGATCTTCCCGAGGAGGAGGACTCGACCTACGAGCGCATCACGATGCAGATCAAGTTCCTCGGCGTGGTCGGCCGCGTGACCCACGTCGCGAACACGATCCGCGCCGCGCACGGCAACGTGATCGCGATGGAGACGCAGAACAAGACGATGGAACTGCTGAAGCAGTTGGAGAACGCGCTGTTCTTCGGCGATTCCTCGCTCATCCCCGAGCAGATCGACGGCCTCGAACGCCTCATCACCGCGGGTGCTCCGAACAACGTCATCGACCTCCGCGGTGGACCGATCACCGAGGAGATCATGAACGACTCGCTGCTCCAGATCCGCGACAACTTCGGCATGGCGACCGACTGCTACCTCGGCACGGGCCCGTTCGCGGACCTCGCGAAGCAGGTCTACGACCGTCAGCGCTTCGGCGTCGCTCCGGCTCCGGGCGTGCTCGGCGCGCAGGTGACGGCGTTCCAGGGCCAGCACGGCAAGGTGTCGATGCACGACCACGTGTTCATCACGGAGGGTCAGACGGCGCTCGCTGCGGGCCTCGGCTCGACCACGAAGCGCGCGGCGGCTCCGACCATCACCGTCGCTCCCGCGGCCGGTGCGGCGGCGGGCTCGCTCTTCACCGCGGCCGACGCGGGCACCTACATCTACCGCGTGGTGGCGGGCAATCGCTTCGGCCTCAGCGTCCCCGTGAACTCGGCGGGCGTGGCGGTCGTCGCGGGCGACGGCGTGACCTTCACGGTCGCGGACGGCGGCCCCCCGAGCGCGACCTTCTACGAAATCTACCGCACGACCCCCGGAGGCTCGGCGGCAGATGCTCGTCTCATGACGCGCGTCGCGCGCACGGGTGCCACGCAGGTCATCACCGACCTCAACGCGGACATCCCCGGCACGTCGAAGGGCTTCATGCTCATGCAGAACGCGCGCTCGTTCTCGTGGGCGCAGCTTCTCCCGATGACGCGCATCCCGCTCGCCGCGATCGACACGTCGATCCGCTGGGCGCAGGTGCTCTACGGCGGCGTGAAGATGTACACGCCCGCGAAGAACATCGTGTTCAAGAACATCGGTCGCCTGCCCGGCTCGCTCCCGTCGTCGGTCGTCCCCTGACGTGAGCGCCGTGAGCGTGTAGGCTCGGAAGGCGAGCGGGCTACGGCTCGCTCGCCTTTCACGTTTGTAGGAGGATTTCCCCATGGCCCGAATCCAGAACAAGAATCTCCCGTGGACCCAGCTTCGCCTGCGGAGCGGCAAGGTCGTCCAGACCGACGGCGACGGCGTGCTCTCGGACATCTCCGACGAGGACGCGAAGATGCTCGGCGCGACCCCCGGCTGGCGCGTGGCAGGCGCGATCGGCGAGGTCCGGTCCGACGGCATCGCCACGGTCTCCAGGCGGGCTCCCGTGCCCCCGAAGGTCGAGGAGGAGCCTCCCGCCGCCAAGGTCGAGCCGAAGGCTCCCGAGAGCCCGGAGCAGGCCGCGAGCGAGACCGAGGAGAGCGAGGAGGCCGAAGGGCCGGACATCGACGGGCTCCGGTCGAAGGCCGAGGCTCTGCGCATCGCCGAGGAGTACGGCGTGGAGGGGCTGACCGAGGACATGAAGCTCGCCGACATGAAGGCGAAGCTGAACGCGGCCCTCTACCCCGAGGGCTGAACTCGCCGCAGAACTGATCTGCGCGGAAACGGAGGATTCTCATGGCGGCTCGTGGCGACGATCTCCTCGACTTCTACAGGCGGGATCCCGACAAGGCGATCGTGCTCGCGCTGACGAACGTCTCCGCGCAGATCCCCGCGCCCCTGCCTCCCGGCAGGTACTTGCTCATCCTGCGGGCAGTCGCAGGCGTGTGGGCCTGGTTCCGGGCGGAGCCCTACGAGGACGGAAGCACCGTGACCGTGGTGGCCGCGCAGGGAATCCCACTTTCCATCGACGGTCTTCAGACCATCGAGATCAACGTGAGGAAGGGTCACAACGACCGCATCGCCGCCATCACCGAGGCCGGTGTCGGCACGCTCTACATCGTGCCTCTCGCGCGGCCCGCGCGCCGCTGAAGGAGTCCCCATGCCGCTCCCGCGCATGCGCACTGACGGTGCGCAGCCCATCACGAACGATGGCACCGTGCCGATGGCGGCTCCGCTGTCTCTCGGCGGGAATCGTATCGAGCGCCTGGGGCCTCCGACGCAGCCCGACGATGCGGCTCGACTGGCGGACGTGAGCGGGGGCGGGGCTGCGGATGAGGTGACCTACGACGATTCCGCGGTCTCGCCTCCACTGGGAGCGGCCGATGTGCAGGGCGCGCTCGACGCCGTGAAGGGAGACCTCGCAGATCGCGCAACGAGCAGCGCGAGCACCTACGCACCAACCATCACGCCCGTCACGCCCGGCACGCTGGTCGCTGCTGCGGCAGCGAACTTCAGGTACTTCCGAATCGGCTCGATGGTTCACGTCATGGGCACGCTCAACGTGACCCCTGCCTCGCTGGCGGGCAACAACCAGATCGACATCTCGCTGCCTGTCGCAACCGCGAGCGTCGCTGACCTCACGGGCGTCGCAGCAGGCTCGTCTCTCCCCGGATCGAGCTTCGACGTGATGTTCGTCCACGGGCCTGTGGTCGGCTCGGGAGGCAACGCTCGCGTCTACTTCTCGCTCGCCATCGCGAACGCTCCGGGCACGCAGTTCAAGCTGCCCGTGAGCTTCTCCTACACCGTCTCGTGATCAACCCTCTTGCCGTGAGGTTTCAGTGGACGCAGCGACGAGCACGCTCATCACACAAGGTGGAATCTTCGGAGCGTTCTTCGTCTTCGTCACCATCCCTCTCGCGCTCTACGCGCGCACGCTCGCTCAACGTCTCAACGAGGTGCAGGCCCAGCGCGTAGCAGATGCCCGTGAGGTGCGAGACACGCTTCTCGCCGTCACGGCTGAGTTCTCTGGGGCCTTGCGAGAGCAGGTCCGCACTTCGACTGAAGTGAAGGGGGTCTACGAGCGCACCGTAGCGACCCTCGAACGCGTGGAGAAGAGAATCGAGACGCTGGAAGACACGGTGCGCGCTCATCAACACCACTTCGGAGGGAGCAAGCGATGAAGCCTGCCGTCGGCGAAGAAGAAGCGATCCAGGAGATGCGCGCGTCACTCGTGGCCTTCCGAGAAGCCGCGACGCGAGTCGCCCGCCGCGTGAGCGACTCGCAGCGAACGCTGCGCGCGGTGCTCACGCCTCCAGGCGGCGTGCCCTGTGCGCCTCTCGACCCAGCCCCGCTCGCCGATCCTCCGGCAGAACGGTAGACTCGATCTCATGCCTCCTTCAGCGCGCATCGACGCAGGGTCGATCGGCACCGTCATCACGGTGGCCGTAATCGACGAGAACATCGACGCTGCCATCGAGAGCGGCTACAGCCGTCTCGTAGTCGAGCGCTCGACGGATGGTGGTCTCACGTACTCCGAGATCACGATCCCTTCCGAGCGGCCGGTGCTGGCGAAGGGGCAGACGACGCTGAAGTTCGTCGATCGTCGAGGAGACCCGAACGCGCTCTACCGCACACGCTACCTGATTCGGGGTGGAGAGTTCGATGGAGAGACCAGCGATCCGTCCGACCCGATTCCTGGAGCCGGTCTGGCGATCCGTCGAATCCTGTCGGTTCCTCAGTTGAAGGACCGCTACCTCTTCGGCGTGAACATCACGCGCGACGACGGGACGCCGCTGCCCGATGCCGTGTTCCAGCACTACATCATGCAGTCGATTCGCTGGATGGAGAAGCAACTCGACATCCCGATCCTGCCGACGGTGTTCGTCGAGAAGCACGATTACTTCCGCGGCGACTACCAGGCGTTCAACCTGATTCGCCTCGACAACTACCCCGTGATCGACGTGGAGGAGTTCCGCGTTCAGTACCCGTCGGGGCAGAACGTGGTCGTGTTCCCTCCCGAGTGGTACCGACTCAACAAGCCCGAGGGGCACATCCAGATCGTGCCGACTGCGGGCACGCTCTCGAACATCATGATCGGACAGGGAGGCTCGTTCCTGCCCGCCATCTACTCCGGCATGGATTATCTGCCGCAGTTGTTCGAGGTCACGTACACCGCGGGCTTCGAGGACGGACAGATTCCCGAGGACATCCTCGACCTCATCGGCATGTTCGCGTCGCTCGGTCCCTTCAACATCTTTGGCGATTTGATTGCGGGGGCGGGCATCGCGACGATCTCGCTGTCGATGGATGGGCTCTCGCAGAACATCGGCACCACGTCGAGCGCCACGAACGCGGGGTACGGTGCGCGCATCATCCAGTACTTGAAGCAAATCAAGGAACAGATTCCGAATCTGCGCCGCTACTACAAGGGCCTGCGCATGGTGGTCGCGTGACCGACTCGCGACGCATCGACCGACGGAAGATCAAGCCTGCGTCCGTAGTGGACGAGGGAGATTACCGCGTTGCCGTTCCTCCGACCGTGCTCGACCAGGACACGCCTCGGAACAGCAACGACGACGCTCGACTGCGCAAGCAGCGCGCGGACTTCCGGCCGGACTACTTCAAGCAGGCCATCGACCAGAAGGGCCGCCACGTTGTGTGGCGCAAGGCGCTCGTCTGTCCCTGCTTCAACCCGACGACGAACCAGACCGAGATCAACTGCGAGGACTGCGACGGCTCGGGCTA